AAGTTGGATGCTGAAGTCGCGTATCAACAGACTCGTAGTGAAATCTTCAAGCCGTGTGCGTATTGCAAGGTTGATGGGCACCACATTAAGGATTGCCCGCGTCTGAAGTGCTTCAAGTGTGGCAAGCAAGGACACAAAGGAAAAGATTGCGTTCCGCAGTTGCTGGCACCAGTAGCTCTGGAGTCGAAGAATGGCAATGAACGCAACAACCCTTCCTGGGCGCAAAAGTTGCTACGTGTCTATCGGGATGCTGAGTGCAAGCAGTTTGTTTGCTTCACAGGCATATACCGCGGTCTTTTGTGGATGGTTGCGCATGAAGATCCGAAAGTTTTGTATGTCCAGACTAAGGATAAAGCAGTGCGCAAGTTAGACACCCTTAATTGGGTTCATTTTGAGGATAACCATATGTGGTTGGCTGAGTGCACACTCCCCTTAGGTATTAAGCACTGGGTGAAGTTTCAGATTCCTGAAGATGGTGTTATGGTCAATGTTTTGGACGACAACAACGCGGTCTCGCAACGCCATACTGGACCTCGGACGCAAACCATTCGTGGTGCGACGAAGCTCAGTTCTTATGACGCGTCAACTGAACGTGGTGACTGTGGTCAACCCGTCGTGCATCTCAGCGTCCAACTTCATGGTGTTCTTGCGGGCATACACATTGCCAACCAACACTTCGCATGGTTCCCGAGTGATGGCAAACTCCAAATTGCCTTTCCGAATTCAAAAAACTTCAAGGCGCCGGCTATCTCTGCACCGCCTTTGCCGACAGCGCCAAACGCTGGGGGGCAGTAGTGGATGATTCAATGGTTGACGGCCTGTTCTTTGACTATAAACGTCACCGTAACGGATACTTAATCGAGAAGTATTTGCTTAATCAACCAAAGTTTCGTCCCGTATTCTGTTTTAAGCGCCATGCGCGCATGACCCAAAATCGGGTGGAGGAGCCTCTGTTGGCTAGTTCGGGAATTTTATCGATTGGTGATCTTGGTTTTGATTTACCGTCGAAGTTTGAGATTGAGGGGAGCTACAAGGGTGTTGCAAAATACTCGCGTATCTCTGACAAGTTTGATTCTTTTGACTTTAGCCCGGTCATGGATTATCTTGTCAACTATTACGCCGCAAGGTGTCGTAGTCGTGAAGTCTCTATTGCCAAGGTGATTGAGGGCACTGATGCCTCAAAGTCGCCTGGAAATCCTATCAACATTCGTTTTCGCACCAAACAGGCTTGGTTCGACAGTCCCAGTTTTCAGTCGGATATGGACAAGTTTGATAAAATGGTGGATGACAGTGTTGCGGGTGAGTGTATATCCTTATGGGCGTCATTCGAAAAGAACGAAGGACGTGAGTTGGAGAAGCTCCTGGAGCAAAATTTGCGGCAGGTATCAGGGTCCGATGGACACCAGAACCTTGCCATAGGCAGGTACTCTAAGGATTTCAACGACAAGTTCGTTGACGACTACAAGGATGGGCATTCTAGGGCTGGGGTCCCTATTCAGCATGGTGGGTGGAACTGGTTATACCACCATCACAAGCAAGTGGCAGATGACGCCATATGGTTAGACATTAAGAAGCATGATTCATCGATGCCTCGTATTATCATGCTACTCATCTTTTCATTGAGAGTGGTGTGTATGGTTGGGCTCACAGCAGCAAAAACTATTAGATGGTATAAGCTTGCTATGTCCGTAATTGAGGGTTATATTATGTTGCCTGATGGGGTCATCGTTCGCAAGGACGGTGGCAACACTTCGGGTAATTTTGATACCCTCATCCTTAACACTTTGTGTACCATCATGTTTATGTTGGTTGTTTG